TGAAGCTTCGGTAGTTGCTTTTGCATCTTGCTTCTTCTCCTTTACAAAGTTTGCTACTGAATCAACAGTAGTTTTGGGATGGAACACCACCCCAAAATCTTTATACATTTCTTCTAGCAAATTATATGACTTATTTCTAGTGTTAATTGTGAATATTAATCCTTTAGATTTAGACATTATTTGCTCTCCTTTTTAACTCTATTAAAATCAATTTTAAGATGTGGTTGATCGTTGACCATAATCTTATTAATTTTAACTTCTAACTTTTCATCATCTTTTAATCTATCAAGTTCTTTTGCAATTCCTTGATCTATTATTTTATTTAAAAAGTTAAAATAATCAGACTTACCCATACTCATTACTGCTAATTGCTGTAATGCTTGATTCATAAGTTGATCTTTTATTATATTTTCTTTAGGCATTATTTATCTCCTTTTAGGTTGTTGTTTTTATCTACTATCTGACCTGTATCTCTACTTTTTGGATAGTAGCCCTCTTGATTAATACTGTTTTGCCATCTTGCTAATCTCTCAAACAATACTTCATCAAAGCTTTCCCAAGTAAAGTAATTTGTAGGTAATAGTTCTCTATCTACATTTAGTTCAATAGGTTTTGCACCCATTCCAGCTACTATTACTCCAAACTTTCTTTTGGGATTATTCAAATCTGTAACTTGATATTTTACTGTTACAAAATATTCTTTTGAATAATATTTGTTAGGTCTTTTATCTCCAATGCTTGTGACCTTAATTAAGTAATTACCTGATTTAAGTTCAGATAATTTTTGATTTAGATTATCCATTTGCTCTCTCCTTTTCTAACTTTTCTTTGTTTTGATCTATATAACTTTGGGCTTCTTTTTTTTTAAGAAAATAATTATCCCTACTAATCCAAGTCTTATTATTAATTGTAATCATATAATGAAATAGTCTTTTTGTTCTATGTACTTTATTTATTCCTATCATTATGCTCTCTCCTTTGGTGTTGGTTGTAGTTTCCAATTTTTTATAGCTGTTTGGAATCTGTCAATATCAGCTTGTATTTGGTCTTTGTAATCAGACCAAATTTTTACTAATAACTCTAAAGTTATTTTACTTGTATCTAATGGTAAATCTTCTCCTACCATCTGTCCTGAAAACATAATAGATGGTCTTTTCATTCTTCTTACTATTGTATGAACTTTTTTAATATCTTCAGGGCAAGTTTCATCTTTAACATATCTTGCAAAGTATTTACCTGAATCTCTTTCTTGTTGTCTATATTTTCTAATCATTTCGTTTGGTAAATTTCTGTATTCTTCTTGTGCTTTTTTATAATCAATAATTCTATTGATTGCTCTTTCAACAGAAGAAGCATCAGGCTTTTCTTTTAAAACTTCTTCTAATAATGGTCTTAAAACTTTCTTAACATATTCTATTTTAGATTTAGGAGATTTTTCCCAACAATGAAATCTTGCACCAAAGCAAACATTGTTTCTTTGACCAAAACCAATATAGAAACCATGATCTGCAATAATATTTTTTTGATTATCCATATTAACTAATTCCCAATAGTCATGGCAGATACCACAAGTAGCTTTATCTTCTAATTGTGCTTTTCTTAATCTTTCAGCTTCGTAATCTTTTTCTAAATTTTTTGGTCTTTTACCTGATCTTACATTTGGTTTTAAAGATAATAACAACTCTTGGTCTTTTTTAAGATTTGGAAAATCTTTGTAAAGTTGAGTCATATCTAAATCAACAACATACTCTTTTGTTAATGAAATATATCTACCACTATAATTATTGTAAGTATTAAAAGTTGGATAGTGATAATTAAATTTATCAGGGTTATATAAACTTTTAGTTTTAGTAGTTTTTTTTAATAAACCTTTAAAGAATTTTCTGTACTTATTAAATTCAGAATTAAAAATATGTTTGCTCTCAATGATGTGATTAAAGTTTTCAAGTTCCTCATTGATAAAACCTTTTAGTTCGTTGTAAGTATAAGTTTTTTTCATAATGTCCTATTATGTTCATACTTTCGGTTGAATTACAACCCCTAAAATAATGGCTTAAAACCTAGCTTATTTAACATTAGATACAACTAAAACGATAATATTTAGTGTTTTTCAAATCAAAGCAAATCAGATATAAAGATAAGAGTTATGAAATTTAAAAATTATATGTTAGAGAGATACTAATGCGTAAGCAGTTTAAGTATAATATTTTCATAACATACTTTTAGGTTAGTGTTGGGCTTCTATCTCTCGGAAGCCCAGCACATTAAAAAGGATTTGATATGAATGAAAAAATAGAAGATATAATTGAAACACTTAAAAAAGAAATCATAAGCCTTAAAAATATAATAGATTCCAAAGAATTAGAAATTACAACTTATAAAAGTGTAAATGAAGATCACAGAAAACTTAATGGCCAATTAAGAAAAGAAATAGATGAATTAAAGTTAGCCAATGTTCAGGTAGTAGAAGATGTTAAAAAAGAAGCCGACAAACTTATGATAGAAAAAATTAAAAAGTATGAAAAACAAATTAGACAATTAAAAAAAGATGCAAAAGAGATGTTGCAATATCCATGATATTTTTTGGCTATCCAATACATAGAAAACATACAAAGATTATAATTATAATTTTAATTATTTTAGTTGGATTATTATTATCATCTTGTAAATATGATTTTGACCCAAGAACATCTATTTTAAAATATACTTTTAAAACAAATAACAAGGAGAAATAATGGAAACAATGAACCTAAATAGTAAAGAAGCATATAAAAAAATGACAGAAGCTTCTAATAAATGGAGTGAGTGGGCAGAGAAAGCTATTGTGCTTGATGAGGGTAAGAAAGCTATGTTTTCTAAATTATTTTTAAAATACAAGCTTGATACTAAAACTGTTATTGAAGCCGATCATAAAGCTAGAACTGACCCTGAGTATAAAAAGATTATTGAAAGTTATGCCCATGCTGAGAGTCAGCTTATAAAAGCAAAATTAATGTATAACAATTTAGATCGTTACTTATCTGTTAGACAAACAGAAGTAAAAAGAGATTTAACTCTTGCTGGAAAACAAGATGGATAAAATTCTTAGATGGCCATATGCTCCCATCCGAGATAGACCCATAACCGAGAGGGTATGGGTCGCCTTTAAGCCACAAGGTATTAAATTAAAAAAGGAGAATAATTATATGTTGTATGAAAAACTTTGTGGCTTAATGCCAAGTGATATTAAGATGTTCTAAATTAGTATCTTTTGTAATCTTCTTTGAATCATACTTATAGGAAATAAGTAATATATCTTCATATTTTTTAAAATCGTTTATCATTTGTGTAAGCTTTGGATGAGATGGTTCTGTATCAATAAATCTTAAACATACAAAATGACCATTAGGATAATAAGGACTCTCTAGCTGAAATTCTGCTTCTATGATTACTGCATCTATATCCATAAATACTCATTATTTTTTATTGTTCTTAAAGATTTGTGTTCCCTTTATTCCAAAAATACTCGCACATACTAAAATCCAAAGATTAGTGAACCATGATGGGAGTGCTTGGAAATGTTCAAAGAATAAATTAATTTTTGCCATAGCTTCAGGGTCGTCTGACCATACACCATAGGCCAGAACCAAAATTGGCAAAGTTAGAATTAATAAAACTATTTCATCCTTATAGTCGTTTTGTCTAGCTTCTAAAAGTTTTCCTTGATATGCTTCTTCGCCTTTAGCCATTTTTTCTGCGTGGAGATATTGTGCATCTGCCATACGCATTTTAGTTTCTTGTCTTTTTTTATAGATATGACTACCAGCACTCATAGCCATTTTAATTGCACTTAACCACATTTTAAATCCTTTGCTAATTCTGCATAATGTATAATTTTATCGTATCTTTCTTTATCGCTTTCGCCATTCTTTTTTCTTATAGCATATTTTACAATATTTCCATCTATGAAATCTAAATTATGTTCTACAATCAATTCTATTGGTTGGATTTTTCCTTTATAGTGCTTACCCCCAACTTGCCTTGTAATCGCTGAATTAGACCCCTCTATGCTCGTTTTACATCCACAATTTTTGCACTTTGTCATACTATTTTACCAATCCACTTACCATTCTTGTCTAGCACCATTGGATAGAGAATTGGTTGTCCATCAACTATTGCACCTGTTCCTATTACAAATCTTAAACGAAAGTTTTTTGCGTAACCAAAAGCTAAAGAACTTTGTTTTGTTAAGCATCCACATTGTAAAGACCAAACTAGATTACTTGGATTGCTAAAATATTGGATATTAAACTTTGAGTGGAAATGGAACTGACATACATTTTTGCCATATTGCATAGCAAGTTTTAAACCATCTGCCGCCATTCCATGAGTAAAATAACATTCAGAACCATCGCTTAGTTTAATGTTTAAATCTTCAACCCATTTCCAATTATTATCTACTTCTAAAAATTCATTATATGATCTTAGATAAGCTTTAGGCATACCATGTTTTAATGCTCGTCTATAAATTAATGATGAGTGATTAGAGTGTAATAATATCATTTTAGGAAATATCTTTTTAAGTTCCCAAATATATTTTTTACTAATTTTTAATTCATCTCCAGCACTAGGAAGATCAGGGTCGCTATCGTGAAATGATAATGCGTGTTTATCTAATTCATCTCCACCATTAACAATTAGATCAGGTTTTAATTTTTTTTTTAAAGCTTTTAAAAAGTCAAATGCTTGTGGATGATGGTATGGAATATGAAGATCAGAAATACATAAAATTGCTTTGTACATATAATGTTCTTTATATGTTATAAGTTGTGTTAATGCAATATTAGTGGGATTACATCTTCTTTTTTTTGTAAGTATAAGATTTTCCTTTACCTGACTTACCAGATTTTTTTGGAAGTTTCTTTTTACTTTTATATCCAATTCCTTTTGGCATTTTTTTCTCCTGTTTAAATAAACTATTAAAAAATTCTATACCTCTAAAAAACATATTCATCAATTAACAACCTTACCACCAGACCATTTCATATCTGGTAATCCATTTTCATAATTCTTTCCATCAAATCTTAAAACTTGTTTTCTATTACTACCCTCTGCATAAGAACAATGAATCCAACCACTATTAGCTTCTCCTGTCCAATATTCTAAAATCAGTTGGTCAAAATCGCAATTAGCTTCAATCCATACTGCTACTTGAAGATTAGATACTCCAGCTATTTCAAAATCAACTGCTTGTCCTTTTGCATGTTGTGATGTTTTTTTGCTACCAATAGCTTCGCATAATTCTTCAGAACGAAATCCTGAAGTAATAATAATTGGTTTATCAAATTTTGCTCTTACAGGCTCTAATACTGTATAGCATAAATCGGTTAAGTTTTTTATTTCTCCACTACCAGCTTTGTTCTCAATTCCTTTACGAACTGCGGTCATAGATTTTTCAAATTCTTCTAATTTAAAATGTTTTGATAATTGCATAATTATCTCGCGTTACAAGGTACTCCATTAGAATTAACTAGCGGTGCTTCTGCGAAAGCCATGTAGATGTATGTTTGACCTGAACCATTACCAGCACTATTACTTGTTCTAAATTTAAATCCATTAGATAAAAAATCCATTTGAGTAAAAGAACCTTCTGCACTATTAGTATCAGCAAATAATTCTTTATCCATTACATTTTCTGGTTCTCTTTTGTTATCATAAATAGCCCAGCCACCTGTTCCTCCTGTTGCTACTTTTCTCATAACCCAAGCTGGTCTAAATCCTGTGTAAATAAATGTACCATCAGCATTTCCATTTCCTGTGTAGGAACCAAACTTGCTGAAGCCTTGTTTTTCACTCCATAGATAACCAATAAATGTTTCAGTATTTGTATTACTGGTTATACCAACTGTAAAAACTGATGAAGTTGGAGCAGTATCGTTCCATCTAGTATCTCTATCTAAAGTTGCTTGAGTTTGATTTAACTCTAACATATCTGTTTCAGGAGCAGATGTATTTTTATGGTGATAAACTTGCCAGCCATCTGCTCTAGAATTGCCTTTAGCTATCATTAAGTGAGGAACAGCGGAAAGTGAGTGTGATACATTTTTTGAACTATTTCCATCTCCAGTATAAGCAACCATATCAAACCCAGCAGTAGCTGATTCTTTCCAGCACCAAGCAACATAGTCTTCTGTATTAGTATTAACTTTAACATCGGCATCTACTTGAAAACCATCGCTTTGAAAGGCATCTAAAGTATCGGCATCTGTAGCTGATGCTGCATAACCATTTGTGTGATGAACTTCAGTAGCACCTCTTAAAGCATCAAAAAAACAATGCGAATCTGTGGCATCTCTGTTTTTTATCCACACTACATCTGGTTGCATATCTGTATCACCATCTAAAGTGATTGCATGATTAGCAGCTCCATTTCCAGTATAATTAACCGCCTGAAAATATGCTTCTGGATCGTCTATTGTTGTATAAGCCATATTTATATTCCTTTTAACTTGTTAAAAGCCATTATCCAAACTCCGCTAAATTTTTAGTACATAATGCGTAATATCCACTAGGTACTGAGTATTCAAAATTGCCATAGCCATTGCCATCTGCGTTGCCTGATGAGATTGAAAAAGCTGGGTTGCCAAAGTTCATTGAAATTGTATCTGTTCCTGCAATACAACCTATTGCAACCATATAATGTCCATTAGTTGTTGAAGCTGGATCAGTTATACTAACTCCACTTTCACCTAATATAGAACCATTTTTATAAAAATAAATTTTATTTCCATCTAAATCTAAAGCAACACCTATAATATCATTTGTGGTAAATGTATCGTAACTAGCAAGTTCTGTGCTTCCACCACTTCCATCAGTAGTTTCAACTTTTCCTGTTTTTAAAATACCTAAACCATTTGTTTGTAAAACTGCTGCTGTTGCAGTATTACTAGAACTAACAACTGGTTGAATACCTACAAAAGGTGCTGATGATGAAAGAAATTTTGTTTCCCAAAACCATTTGCCTTGTGTTAAATAAAATGTTGATGAACTACTTGCTTCTCTACTTGATCCTGTAACAACTTTTAAATTACCTTCTGAAAGAGTTGCATTAGCATAATAATTATCAAGTGGATTCATAGTACAAAAATTATTAGTTGGCGAGTCCACCGCCTGATCTGTTGCGGCTAGATTAGTTTCTGTAAAATCCGTTCCACCATTTGCATCGTTGCCAAGATTATCACTCGCTTCAAAGTCTAAATAAAAACCATTCGTACCAAAAGTTAATCCTGATACATCTATCGGTTTCCAAATTGTCGGACTATCTTCATCAAATTCTCCAAAGGAAGTTGGCGTTAATGCTTGTCCATCTATAAAGCAAACTTCTGCCATATAACCATCAAAAAACTCCCAAGTACCAAGTTGATTACCTACAAATATGCCAACATTTTCATTCATAGTAGTTTCGTAATCTTCGGCTGGAATTGTATTAGTACTAAATGAAGTTACTTGAACTCCATTAACATATAATTTTTCTCTATTTGCCGCTGTTCCTTGTGTTGTATCTAATACCCATACAATATGATACCAAGCTGAAACATCTCTAAATTTCATATCAGTTTGTTTTTCTGTGGCAGTAGAACCACCGTCTACATGAGCAATATAAATATCGTTATCTGTATTAAATTGTATTCTTGTATAATTTTGGTTATCACCATCTGTACCTCCTGAAAAAAAATTTTGTGTTGTACCTAATACTCCTCTTTTGATCCAAGCACTAAATGTCCAAGTTTTTCTATTTCCAGAACTTCCATTTGTTTTTTGTAAATCTGGACTATCACCATCATTAAACCTACATGAGTTGGCTACTTCGTAACCACCTGCTGTTGCTGAAGCTACATTACCTGATAAAATTGGT